ACGATTGCTTCGGAATTTCCGCCAGTCTTTTTAATGCCTATATTTATAATTCGATATAAATAATTTGAAATATTATCAATTGAAACAGGAATATCGTAATATGTTTCAAGCGTTATAAAAACACTTATCAGGATACACCAACTTTTACGATATTGTGTATTTTGAAAATCCTGCTGTCGTGTTTCATTATATAAAATTAAAATCGATTCTTTTAATTCGGCTTTAACATCGGAATATTGACTACAGCAGAAATCTATGAAATGACGGGAAATATCATTCAAAGATGTACATAAACGTTTTTCTTCTTCAGGAGTTAAACCGCCTGGAAACAATCCGTTAAGTGTCATGCAAATTTTCTTTTCGGGCGGCAGAATATACTGGGCGGCAGTTGAAATAATTGCTGTGTTATGTGGTTGTGCCTGACTGTCAAGGCTTAAAATTAATCGTAGTATGTCTTCTCTTCTGGATTGATTGTCAATATTCGTACATTCGCTTATGACAATAGTTTCATCTCTTGAAGTAGAAAAGGCTTTTTGAATCATGGGCTTGCTGTCATCAAAACTTAACGATGGTTTGTTTCTGTCATAAAGTTTTAAATACATGGAGGCATATTTTGTATCATTGTAATCAGTCGAAGAAATTACCAGAAACTGTTCCATGTCATATCCGATTTCATTTAGCAAGGAGGAAAGAATACCGCATATATTGAAAGTGAACAGCAAACATTTTTCAGGCGTATCCAAAAAAGCTGAAACAGCACTTTTGATTTCTGTAATATTTTTTTGATGTTTAGGAAGTCTTCTGTTGATAATATTTGAAGAAAAGAGCTTTAGAATTTCAGGAACAGCATTTTCAGCGTTACAAATAAAGTTGGCTTTTTCTGTATTATTTTCATCTTTATAGGGGGAGAATCCTGGATACTCATTTACATATATAATGTCGGATTTGATGTCATGAATTCTTGAAGCAAGGTAATCATTGGCGAGTTGTTTGTTTTTACATTCGCATTCAAAGCCGTGAAAGTATTTGAGTATTTTTTTATTCGTAAGTTCATCATCAGTAAATACTGCGGAGCGTTCGCATCTTTTGCTATCCAAATATGTTACAAGTGTATAATCAGTATATCTTCCGTTACGAAAAATTTTGTACCCCTGTGCATTGAGAATGGAAATAAAACCGATGCGTATAATTTTTTCATGAATGCCATTTGATTCAACGCATACAGCAACACCTTCATTGCTTTCTGTAAAGAATCTGCTTTCAGAACGATTTTGTTTCATACGGTGAATATTCATACGAAGCATATTATTTTCTTTTGTAATTGCTTCTAAGGTTTTTCGGTCATTTGATTGCGAAGCTATAATAGAATCCGCTGTTTCTTTCAGAGAGCTTATTGCACTGGCAATTATTTGTGTGCTGTCTTGTTGTGGAGTTTGAGTTGGAACAGGCATAACTGGTGATTGGGACGGAAATGAATATACTGGCTGTTGATTATGAGTGGGAACATTTTGTTTTTGTGGTTCTGGTTCGGGAACATGGGTTGAACCTTGGAACACAAATAATTCATCAGAATCATTCATATTTTTTATCTCCTTTTGGTTTGCAGAGTTACAAATTGTTATCACATTAATTATACACTATTGAGATTGAAAAGTAAATAGTTTTGCCGTAAATTATAAAAATGTCTCCCTTTTAAAAAATCACATCAGCAAAAAATAAAAAAGCACTATATTTTATAAATTCAAATTTAGATTCTTTTAAAAGGGAGACAATATTTCCGTGCAGGTATGATTCTGCACGGAAACTATAATTGATTAAATATTTACGATTAAAACAAATTCCCCAGCAGAAAGAACCAAATCGGTACATGGAGTCGGAACAGGAGAACTATACCCAACAAGCTTTTCTTTGACTGCATCCTGAATACAAACCAAGCCGAACTGGATATTGTCAACCTCAAAGCTCAGGTCATCAAAATCTATTACGTTCAGTATAAATCCGTTAGCGTTTGGGGTAACAACAACGGGATAGGATTGCTGCTGCGGTTGCATTATCGGCAGGTCAAATAAACCTTCCATTTTCATCATCTCTTCACGCTTATGACTGTCCAGAACATGACCATATACGTCAAGCGTGAACGCCACGGAATAGTGACCCATGATAGTGGAAACCGTTTTTGCATCCATATCATTTTCCAACGCTCTTGTACAGAATGTATGACGAAGAGCATGAAATGTAAAGTGTCCAATATTTGCAGTTTGTAAAATCTTATTGTAATAATCTTTAAAAGTGCGTGGTTCTATGTAACCGCCGAGAGGATTTGTGACAACCATTCCCATATCCTGATAGGCTGTACCTGCCTGCAATTTATCAGATATTTGTGCATTTTTCCAATCCTGCAATTCTTTTATCATAAAGGTTAGAAGTGGAATGGAACGGATAGAATTTTTTGTTTTTGGAACTTGAAATACAATTTCGGTTTTTGAACCTCTTCCGTCATAATCGATTTTTTCAAGTCTGTTGAGTGTCTGACGAATATTCAGTATGCCAGAACGCAGGTCAATATTTTCCCACTTTAGTCCCAGAACTTCACCCAAACGCATACCTGTTGTCAAAGTCAGACGGATAAAAATTCCGTAGCGAAACTGATAGCTTGCCTGTATCAGTTTTGATTGCTCTTCACGGGTAAGAATCTCAATTTCAGGCTTTTCACGTTTTGGAAGTACAACTGCATCACTGGGATTAAAAGTAAGGTAATGCTCCAGAACTGCCTGCTTCAATGCTTCATGTAAACAGCGGTGAATATTGATAACTGTTTTTGCTGACAGATTTTCGACTGCTAATTTGTAATTGTAAAACTCCTGTAAATCCCTTGAAGTCAGGTCTTTCAGTTTCATACAAGGAAAACCAACAGCAACGTGCCTGTCAATATATCCACGATAGCTGACATAAGTTGACTGCTTGATATTGTTCCTTTTGTAAGTTTCCAGCCAGTATGCAAGCCAATCAACGAATTTTGTCGATGTGGGGTCAATTGCTTTGCGGTTATGAATGTCATATTCAAGTTCTCTTAGCTTACTGATAACCTCGGATTTTGTTTTGCCGTAAACAGAAATACGCTTGGGTTTGCCAGTTCGGTAATCGATACTTCCTGTTGCTCTTGCTTCCCACCTGCCGTCGGAACGTTGCCTGATGCTGCCTTCATTTTTTGCTCTTCTCATAGGAATACCTCCAGATTAATAATTTAAATAATAGTTCATATCGTGTTAAATTTGATTATTTTGTAATCTGTAGTATGATGAACGGGAGATATTCAGAATTTTTATCGCCTGAGATACTGTTAATTCCTTTGCCTTTACTTGTTTTGAAATATCAGTCCAGTTATCAGGTATGGCAACTTTCGGGCGACCAAATTTTACATTTTTCTTTTTAGCCGCAGTGATACCCTCTTTTTGTCGGGAACGAATTTTATTTCTCTCGTTTTCAGCAATGCTACCCAGCACTTCAATGAGGATAGCGTTAATCATATCCATAACCCACATTTGTTCAGGTGGAAAATCTGTAAGGGTAGTAGGAATATCAAGAATTTTAATATGCACTCCTGCATCTTTAAAATATTCCAGTTCGTGCTTGATGTCATTTTTGTTACGGCTTAGGCGGTCAAGTTCTTTGATAACAAGAGTATCGCCATTTCTTAAAATCTGACGTTTGAGATACTGATAGCCTTCACGTTCGGTATCCTTACCTGAACATTTATCCACGATAATATTTTCACTCGGCACACCAAAATTTTTTAGTGCTTCAACTTGCCTGTCCTCGTTTTGTTCACGGGTGGAGACTCTTGCATATCCATAAATTCTGTTATCCATAAAAGCTCCTTTCTGTCTCAAAAAGTCCTGTCACTTTTGGAACGTCTCAAAAGTCAAAAACAGACTTTTTGGAACATGATTTTGATAAAAAAATGACCGTCTCAGAAAGCATACTTTTTGAGACGGTTCTAAATTTCAGTTATATTTCACAGAGAAAATCATCATATTCTTCCTCGCCTTTAACAGCCTTAATAGTATCAGTAACGAGTGAATAATCGCAGAGCATATCTTCAATTTCATCACATGTGTAACCATAATCAAGAAGCATCATTACATCATCTTCATCAACACCATAGCAGTTGCACATTTCAAGCAGGAGCTGTTCATGCTGAGTGTAATATTCTTCTTCCCAGTCATCATAATCTCTCATGAATGAAGCATATCTGAAATCTTCTTTTCTCTCAAACTTAGAACGTGAGATAATGCCATTTCTGTCAATTTTTAGAATATCGCCGTGAACGGTTTCGATTTTTGTGTACGGAATTTTATGTAATCCCACTTTTTTCAGAGCGTTTTTCATAATGGATTCCGTTGATGCGTAAATATAAAGCCCCAGCATTTCAAAATGCAACAGGAACATTGGATTACTGCCTTTGACTATGTAGAGCGAATTATCCTCGTCAAGTATGGTAAAAGTGAAATTACCACGAACAACTTCAGCCATATTTTTCAGACTATTAAAGTCCAATTTTTTCTGCTGTTCAATAAGCTGTACTGCAACATAGCTGTCAGTTTCAATATGAGTTGCGGGCAGATTTTTTTCTTTGCGAAGTTCAACGTCATTATATAAAACTCCATTATGAGCAAAAGAGAATGTTTTGTCTGCATGACCATAGAACGGATGATTATTCTGATTGAACTTCTGATTGCCCTGAGTGGTCAAGCGAGTGTGACCCATGATTGCCGTTGTTCCTTCAGGAGTATTGAAGTGTATTTTATGGGCAGGTTTTGGACGTTTATAAATTGTCACTTTTCCGTCTTTGATGTATGAGATTCCGCTTGCATCCGTTCCACGTTCTTCCGCAGCATTTGCGAGTGCCTGCGTAAGTTTCTTCAGGACTTTATAGGGTATGATGTGCTTGTAGTCAAGCCAGCCGAATAATGCACACATATTACATTTCCTCCTCTGTCGTAACTTTTTCGTTGATGTAAAGCTGTCTTTCTTTGAGATATTGAATGAGTTCAGGTTCAGTAATTTCTGAAACAAATTCAGACCATGAAAGTTTAGCTATTTCTTCATCGTCCATCAGAACAGCAAGCTCACAGATTCTGTTGACCAGCTCCAGCGTTGAAATAAGCGTGTTGTATTTGAGAGTTCCCCTGAAAAGTCTAAATTCGATTGTATGGTAGTTGCAAAGGTTGACGGCAACATAACGCCCATAGTTTTTCTTTGCCTTGTCCATGATTGCTTTCGGTGAGTTTTCATATCCGTAACGAGCTGCCCAGCGGTTCATAGCATATTCGCTTCTTCTTGAAAATTTAAGCAGCTCGTTCCAGTGATGTTCTACAAAGTAAAGAATACGGCTGATAACTTCGTCTTGCTCATATTGGTCAGTTCCTAGACTTTCACGGTTTACGTGAATATGCAGACCGCAGGTTGAAGTCTGATGAGAGCGGTAGCCAAGCCTTACAGCATGGTGCATAATGTCCTCCCAGCAGAAATCTTTGTGATATTCAAGTGACATTGGATGTGTAACTATCTCCATGCCATCATCAAGTGAACCGTCAGATTTGATATAGATGTGTTCATATCTCATATTTGCAATGTCAAGAAGTTCCTCTGCGTATCCATCATCTTTGCCTGCTCCGTCGATTTCTAATTCAACACCGAAATAGCGGTTAGAATCACCATAGAAAATCGGTTCAGGTTTGTAGCCATATTCGTGAATTGATGTGTTTCTTTGGATATTCTGATAACACTCATGACAGTAGTAACAGTCGTCGTACTCATAAGCATCATCATTATGGATTATGCTGTCGCATTCTTCACAGCGTGTGTAGTGATTATTGTAGCAATGATAACAAAGAGTTGTGTATTCATCGCCGTATGTGTCCTCGCTCCATATTCTTTCACCGCAACAGTCACAGACAGATGTGAAGTTATTGATGCAGTCAGAGCATAAAATTTCTCCGTTAAACTCCTCATAATCGTCCGTATCAATAAATGTTCCGCAGTGGGAGCAGTAAACTTTTTCTTCCATTTTGATTCCCTCCATAAATAAAAATTGCCCTCTCGATTTACTTCGGGAGGGCTTTGTGTTAGGTTAATATTCTTCTGCTAAAAGCATAGTTGAGTATGTGTCACTATCTATGATGTATACCTTCGCTGTTATGGGGTTGTCTGTCTGGATAAGATATTCTCTATGGTGTTCTGGCTGTTCCGAAAAGTGCGTGATTTTCTGAATACCGTTCAGACTTTCCATTTTGAATACCTGAAAATAATCTCGTTCTTCGGGAAGTTTGTCAATACATCCCCACATAAAAAGTTGGAGTTCAAGCGGTATTTCTGCCTGAACTCCTCGTGTAAGATAACGCTGGTTATTAAACATTGTTTCACCTTCTGCTGATTTGTTATGCTCCTATGACCCTACTGTAATCAACAGTAGAGCTTACTGTAGCACTTCAATAATATATAACTGAAGAAAAATAGTATTACTTTTTTAAAACAGAACTAACATACAGATAAAAGGTATTACCGATAAACTCGGAAAGTTATACATAACACGTGGATATATAGTAGTAATGAACACTGATAAACATAAAAAGACAGAGGTATTACGATTACCTCTGTCTTGCAAAGTATATTAAATAGAATAAGTATAGTAATAATAAATATATTTATATAAGTATATATACTATATTATAGATATAAATAGTATGATTAATATATTACTATATAAATATAGACTATTATAATAACTATATATCACTATAAGGAGGGTTTTACAATGAAAAGTGAAAATGAGAAGAAGTCCATAACAAAATCCATTAAGATGTCATCATTACAGGAACAGCAAATAAAAGAACAAGCTGAAAAGAAAGACATGAATTTCAGTGAGTATATGCTGGATTGTGCCTTGCATAGTAATCAGGGTTTTACTCCATATATGGCTGTTAAGATGCAGGAAATGGTTAATATTGTGAAAGATATTGCGGATAGTCTTGATAAAAGAGATTATATTCGTAAAGAAGAATTAAGACAGAAAGCACATGATTTTGAAGGTTTGATTACGTCTGTTTCTCCGCAGGAAAAGTACAATAAACTTGAAAATAACATTGGTCTTTTTGTAGAGGGAGGTTATGAAATATGGGAATCTTTAAAGTGATAAGAAATACATACGATGGTCTGCAATATATGTATAACGCTTTGCATTATGTTCTTTATGGGCATACTGATTATGATAAAAGATATAGCCTGAATACCGATATTGATAATGCTTACGAACAGTTTTTGAAGATTAAAAGATATTTTTATAAGACAAGTGGAAATCCTGTGTTTCATTTTATTGTGGTGTATGATGCAAAGTCTACCTGGGGTGATAATATTGAAAGAGCTGAATATATGAGCCGTAGTATTGCCTCATACTTTTCGGACAAGTTTCAGGTGGTCTGGTGCATACATAAGAAGCCATGTTCTAAAAAATATGGAGGCTGTGCTTCTGTATATCATGCTCACTTTGTAATGAATTCTGTGAGTTACATAGACGGTAAGATGTTTGGTGGCAGCAATTGTGATTTGACAAGCAGAATACAAAATGTGTGAAAAGGCGGATAATCTAAAAAAAATGCGAATAACGTGCGTGAATCCACGGTATATAGGCGAATTCTCTGTGTGAATATTTGCAAAAGCTTGAAATCAATAAATTTAACTTGTCAAAAATAAATGCGCCGATTTGAGTGATTTTCCACAATTTCGGCGCATTTGTGATTTTAGGTAAAATAGTGTTAAAATGACGTTTTAAGAAAGCGATGTCATTTTAATAGATTGTTTAAATGCCTATATATCGTAATTTTAGCGTTTAAATTTAAATACAAGTTTTTAAACACTCCCTGGAATTTCGCGAGGATATAGGTTTAAAAAGTTCGGCAACTCCGGCAACTAAAATAAGGTGCTTCGGCAACCGGTTGCCGACCTTGTTTTTATACACTTTGTATATTATTGATTGTGCTTGTTGCTGTTGATAAAGTCCGAAAATTGCTCAAAAACTTGTCGCTCAAGTGGTGAAGTTAGAAATTTGTTTCTGGCATAAAGTTCCTGCATTCGTTTCTCTCGAATTTTGGCGGACGTAATTGAGATATTGCACAATTCAGCTATCTCCTCTGCTGTTTTAACGCCAATCCCCCACAAAACACACGCTGGAGCTAAGACTCCGATTGCAAAACGCTCGGCGGCATATTCGTCTATATCAGATCTATTGTCATACTCAGTGTGTCCGAGAACTATATGCCCTATTTCATGCATAATAGTGTATCGCTTTTGCGGAATAGGAATGTCACGAACTATGATACGTAACTTTCCGTCTGCATTTACAACTTTTCCTCGCTCATCCATGCCGAGAGTTCCGAGATCATCTTTTTTTACTACTATTCCCATATTTGAGGTTATACGCCTTAAATCAACTGGCAGACTACAAATTTGGTGCTGGATCAAAAATCTCCAGCTTGCATTTCTTGCGTTTTTATAAATCTCATAATGCATAAAAGCACCTCCGAGAATTATTGTACTCTCTCGGAAGTGCTTTTACTATGTATTAATAATCGGTATCTTCTGGAAGTGCTTCTATCTTTTCAAATTCTTCAGCGGTAAGAGGCTCTTTAACGAACTTACCGTCTGTTCTTCTGGCGACCTGAACACCGACAATTCTTTGCTTCTGCGCTATTGCTTCTCTTTGATGTTTTACTTCGAGCCATTCTTCCATTCTGCCTATTATTTTTATCTGCTCTCGATCACTAAAATTCTGAAAGATTTCAAGCATCTCTATTTCATTTTGTTTCAATTCATTTTTTATGCCCGTTAATAAGTAATCAATGGTTGTATTTAGATAATCGGCTACGAGTTTAAGCTTATCACATGATGGACTTTGCTTTTTCCATTTGCCTATTATACCATTACTCAATCCCACAGCCTTTTCTAACGCCGCTATACTAAGTCCTTTTTTTTGCGCTAACTCGCATATTCTGTCAACCATTGACAAAATAACTCAACTCCTTTTGTACAAAATCACAATAATAGATAATAATCTAAAAAACGCTTGACATTTAGATTATTATCTATTATAATATTAGTAACGAATATCTCAGGGCACAGTAAGCCCTATGATAATTGTATCACAAGCAACTTGAAAAGTAAACAGAAAGAAGGAAATTTTTATGAATGAACTAAAAGTATTCCAGAACAGCGAGTTTGGTGAACTCGGAGTAATGATGATTGACGGCAAAGAATACTTCCCTGCAATTCAATGTGCCGAAATTTTAGGATATACAAACCCAAGGAAAGCGATTCGTGATCATTGCGAGGGGGGAACGATTTGTTCCCTCCCTACAAACGGCGGAGTACAGGATATTAAATACATTCCCGAAGGTGATCTCTATAGGCTGATAGTTCGTTCCAAGCTTCCAGCGGCAAAGAAATTTGAACGCTGGGTATTTGACGAGGTACTTCCCGAGATAAGACGAACCGGAGGATACGGCAGTGTAAACATTGAAGAAGTTATTACAAAGGCAGTAACAACCGCCGTCAGTGAAACTATCAAGGCGATAGTTCCAATATTAGAACGTCCTGCTCCAGATATAATTTACGATAATTTTGAGCCTGCTGTTCGGCGCAGGGGCAGCTGCTTTTTGATAGACAAGCTTGAGCCGGTTCTAAGAACAGAAGTTGATGATATGCTTTTGTCTCAAATGTATTCATACCGAGAGGTAAAACAATTTCTCGCTGAACAAGGAATTGCTATTTCAATTTCTTCTATTCAGAGATATGCGAAGCAATTGTATAGGAGGTAAATTATATGAAAGTAAAAGTCAGAAAAAGAAAAAAATCACCTGCTCCTCTTACAATGGAACAGGTGTTGATAGAAACTATGGTTTCAAGCAGTCCTAATCTGTATTCAGCAGTTCAGAAAGCTGTTCGAGACATGACTAATGAACTGCGCCAAAACAACCGCTATCGAAAAGACAGAATACCAGAGCCTGCTTTTGTTGATATGATAGATAAAATCTACAATAAAGTTCATAACCCGCTTGTCAAAAACAGTTCAATGCGATATTTCCCTGATCTTAAAATCTCAGAGTATGTAAAGTATTTCAATTTATAACACCTTATTATTAAAGAATGTTAATCTGTCAGTTAATATAGTACACATATCCCCAATCATGTCTCGCTCATATCGTTTTGCCGGAAACATTTTTTCGAGAATTAATCCCCATTTTTCTTTCATTTTTTCACCCCCTCTCCGAAACATTATACACCAAACTACACTTTTTTTACAATAGAAAGGACTGATAATATGACATTAGGAAACAGAATCCGAAACCGCCGCAAGGAGCTTGGACTTACACAGCCTGAGCTTGCGAAAAAAACCAAACTCACGCAGGGATATATTTCAAATGTAGAGATTGGCAAGTATGTTCCAAGAGCTGCAACACTCATGGTGTTTGCGATCTCTCTAGATCTTCCGCCGAACGCATTTCTTAAAGATGAAAAGAGGACGAGCTAATGCTTACTAAAAAGAATTCTGACGGAACATGGAGCTGTCGTGGCATTGACTTAGAAAATGGAGTCAGCAGCAGCGTATACGGTGCACTTTGCAAGCTTCGTGATTACGAAGATAGAGGCTTCGAGCCTGACGATCTGGACGTGGTTATCGAAAACATTCATATTGGATCTGTAAGGGACGGATATACAGTGTTTGGAGTTTGGAATAACTATTGTATCGCAATAAAAAACATTGGCAGCTATGCTGTTATGCGAATTGGAAATGACGGCTTTGATATAACTTGGTGTAAACATTTCAACAGTCGTACCGAGGCGGAAAGGTTCTTTTCAGAATGCGCAACGTCTGATGTAATTACAACAACTGAATATTGGAAGAGGTGAAGATATGCAAGAAAAAATCATTAAAGCGTTCAACGAAACCTACGGCAACCGTTATAAATGCTTTGAAGAAATCAAAAGCGAATATGAAGTTACCGAAATTCTGGACACATGGCTCAGATACGAAGGAATCATCGGGTACACAAGAGACATCATTGACCTGCTTGGTGAATGTGAGGTCTACATAGAGGAATAGCCGAAACAGCGGACAAATTCCGCTGTCTGCCGGAGATGGTCTTCCGGCACTGACGATGGCAGACCGAGAAAGCGAGATGAATAAAATGAGTGAATTCACAACAGCTGAACTCGTTGAAGAACTAAAACACAGACAAGGAGTGGATGTGCAAATAGCAGAACCGTATGAAGACATAACGATATCCGTCAACGGTCCTGCTATCGTGCTGATTGTGACTGATTAGCCTATTCTTCTGCAAGAATATGAATTCTTGATAAAATCTGCATGATATTTACCTTTAGAACCAGCCGCTAGAAGTCCACGATATATAGCTTCCGGCACATTAAAATAGCAGTATGTTCACCGCTATTAAAGGTGATATAAAGATTTCCGTTTTCATATCCAACACTGTTGAGATTAGACGAATCAACATGAATCATTCGCATTACTTACACCTCCTTTTCGTGAAGTTGTGGCATATAGCCGAAACAGCGGACTTAACGCCAACGGTGGCTCACCGTCCGCTGTCTGCCGGGGACGGTCTCCCGGTACTGATGATGGCAGACTACAGACAGCAAAAATACTATAACGAGAGCAGATGCGGCAGTTATTGATATTTTGAGAGTCTGTAAAGCTATAAGAATCTTGAAAACAGAAAAGAGGTGAGATCATGAATCTGACATGCAAGGTACAGTCATATTTAGGTGGAGCGTCAGCAATTGTTGATTCTCTGAGCGAAATGATATGCTGTAAGGAACTTAAAAGCAATTCGGAAGTTATGCGCAAGATTATCATAACAATGCTTGAATTCGAGCATTCAACTGCCGATTTCATAAGTGATATGGAACTGAGTCGTATTTCTATGCATTCAGTTACTCTGAATAAGCGGTGTTTTATCAAATCAAACAAGCGCATAATCGAACACTTAGAAAAAATCCAGCTTCAAGGATTCAACTTTGACGAGTTAATTACATCCCTGAAACTGGAGAACGAAACATTAACGAAAGAAATTAACTTTCTTTAATGCTTAAACTAAGTGTATCACAAAAGTCTGGTTTTGTCAAGAATTTTTTGTCGGAGCTATTCTGCTCTGGCGGAAAGGAGGCGTACATGGATTATTTGACAGTTAAAGAACTTGCTGAACTTAAGGGATGTTCTGAACAATACGCAAAACGCATTGTTAAAGACGGAAAAATCAACGCAGAAATGCAGATAAATCCCGAAACTAAGAAAATGCGTTACATGATACCTATATCAACCCTTCCGGAAGATCTGAAGGTAAAGTATTACAACAACCTGAAAAAGGAAGCCGGAACAGCTCCTGAACTCATAGAATCAGAAACATTAAAACCTCATAAAAAGGTTATTAAAAGACGATTTGAAGAGTATACCGAAGCCGAGCGTAATGAAATGGCGTCATGGATCAGAATACTTGACGAATGGAGAGAGTTGAGAGCCGGCTATAAAAAGAAAACTGTTTTTGATGCTGATTTTGTAGGCAAATGCAGAATTGAACATCCTGAGCTTAATATAAGTACCGATATCCTCTACAGAAAATATAATGCGTATATCAGCAATGACTATGACAGTCTGATCGATAAGCGTGGCGGTTGGAACAGAGGGCGCAGCAGTATCAGAGAGGAAGTCTGGCAGATTTATGCAAGTCTTTATCTGAGTTTTCAAAATCCGAAAGTAAGTGTATGCTACAGACGTACAGTTGCATGGTGCGTAACAAATTATCCTGATTTTGTCGCAGATATTCCCGATGAACGTGCATTCAGACGCAGAACTCAAAAGGAACTTAACGGAGCTGTTGCATCATGGATTCGTGAAGGTGAAAAGAAATGTCTTGCAAAATTTGGAATATTTGCTGAACGTGATTATTCCAATCTTGAAGCAAATGATGTTTGGATCTTTGATAATCACACGCTTGATATTATTTCTATTGCACCAAACGGAAAAACGCACAGAATGTCACTTACAGCCATTCAGGACGCTAAAAGCGGCGTGATTGTTGGATACAATCCCTGTGATGATCCCTGCTCCGAATCAACAGTATTCGCAATGCATAGAGCGATATCAAGCGGATTTGGTGTTTGTAGGTACGCTTATCTCGATAATGGTTCTGAGTTCTGTGCTGCTGATGTTGCAGGAGACAGAGGTTACAGAAAAAAATCAAGTTGGAACAAGGACGATACTCCTCCGGCAATATTTGAACTTCTCGGAATCAAAGCGCAGTTTGCGCTTCCAGCAAATCCCGATGCAAAGAATATCGAACGGTTCTTTTATACGTTTAAAGAACAGTTTTCAAAATCTCAGACAGGCTTCTGCGGCGGAACAGTTGTGGAACGTCATGAAAGCATGAATAAACGAGTTAAAAACAGAGATATTCCTACAGACGAAGAGGTTATTAAATCCCTCGAAGTATTTATTAAAAGCTATAATGCAAGTCTATATGGAGGTAAAGAAACTAAATATAAAGGCATGAGTCGTATCGAGGTATGGAATCAGAGCGTAAATTCGGAGCTTGTCACTTTCAGAGACGTTGCGTCAGAGGAAGATCTTGCACTCCTGCTCGCAAGAAATACACGTTATCAGAAAATCAAACGTAATGGTGTGTATATAAATATGTACGGCAAAAAGATTTGGTTCAGAGATGACAATACAGTCTTCAATATTGATAAAGAAGTCTATGTCAGATATAATCCTTACTGCCTTGATAATGTAAGGGTTTATGACAAAAAAACAGACAAGTATCTATGGACTTATCCAAGAGCTGATTATCTTAGCGTTCCATTTCTTGCTTCTGATGCAGAAGATGGCAAAGATAAAGTTGCGATATATCAAGAGAATCTTTACAAGAATCGAAACGCTATCAAAGCGAAATTTGATGAGTATAAAAATTCACCTTATGCAATTGACTACGTTGCAGCAGCAATTAATGAAATGAATCTTTCAGCCAAAAAATTCGAAGCGAAAAAGCCATTATGTTTTGAACCTATCACTGCCGCAGAACTTAATGAGAAGAATCCTGGACGTGAAAATATTGTTTCAGTTGAGATTCTGGACGAGCTTGCTCAGCTCAAAGCAGTCAATGACAAACTTGAAAAAGCGAAAGGAGCGTAAATTATGGATTTAAAAGAAAAAGCAGAAGCTTTGGCAGAAGAGTTGGGAATTGATTTTGAAAAAATACATCTTGTAATTGGAGTTAAGCCTAAAATTTTGGAAGCGGCTTTTAATGGGGAAGAAAAATCCGTTGATGACGTCACAAAATTTTTCACTGATCGTCAAGCGGCATTTGATGTATATTCTGAAGAGCAGATCGAGATAATAAGATCTTTTGAACGTTCTATCCCTCAAAGCGGAAGCGCAGGCAAGGCTGCGGAAAAAATCGGAATGAATGCGGCGATAATTTCGGGATTGAGAAAAAACAACTATCAAGGCAACTCGGATAAAAAGTTTTCTGAACTCGCATCATATTTTAAAATAAAAGAGGCAAAAAATGAACTGCCTGACATATTTGTCCCGGTAGATTATGCGCCTACAACTATCTCACAGATGATATACCAGAGGCTTAGAAACGTTCATATCCTTGGCGGATGTGCCGTTATAACGGGCGATGCCGGAATCGGAAAAACAAAAACTATTCAAAAATACAGTAAAGACAATCGTAATAAAACTATTGTGATCACAGCAAGCGTTTTGAATCGCAACGTGACAGATATTCTGTATATGCTCGCAGACGAACTTGGAATAAGCGATACTAACAAACGACGCATTAAAACAGCTATTTTTTCTAAGCTTCATGATGGGATGATGATAATAGTTGACGAAGCTCAGGAGCTGACTTATCAGGCTGTGAACGCTCTGAGAGCAATTCCGGACTATTTTGAATCGAAATGTGAAACAATAGGACTTGCCTTTGTCGGAAATCCTTGCTTCTACAATAAATTTAACGGAAAATATACCAGCGATCGTGTTCAGGTAAGCAGTCGTTTCGTCACCGAGCCGACTTACACAGCCGAACAGATACAGTTCAGCGATACAAAAATGCTGTATCCGCAGCTTGCGCAGCAAAACATGCTGAAAGAGATAATGTTTCTTCACTGCATAGCTACAACATCGGATCTCGGTCAGCGCAAAGCACTGTATATCTTTAAAAACGCCTATAATCGTGGCACATACGATCTTGATTCACTCATAAAAGAAGCGAAGGAAGCTAAAGTTCACTTCAAGAATTTAAATGAAATACTGAACAGAATCAAGGAGGTCGCATGAAACACGGAAAAGCACCGACAAAAGCACAGAAGATCCTGCTCCGATCATATGGATTAGACCCGGCGAACTGGCTTATAGTCAAGAATACAAGTAATGAGATGATTATATCACATCGTCACACTGAAACAATACGAAAAATACCAAAACGGAGGGAATCATAATGCAAAAATACATAAAATCATTGCTCACCGGAATTCTTATTGGAGCAATGATCGCACAAATTATCAATCTTGCAGTGCAGGAATGGCTTAGCCGCCCTTTTTCAATGGGAGGAGACTTCCTACTCCCAGCTCTTCTCAAAGAGAAAATAATTGGTTTTTGCGTTCAAATCCTTTCATAGTACCAATCTCCTAACTTCAAATTTATCTTTGGATTTATTGACTTCTACAAACTAGGATTTGTATTTATATCAATAAATATAAAATCATTATTCCAGTGGAGGAAACTGATGAATCAGACAGAAACAAAACTGCGTGAACTGCTGAAAAAATGCAGTAAGACAGAGCTTATAGAAATTGCTGTTGAATTCAGCAAGTATTCAGTTTGGACTTGTCGAACTCCAATTGAAACGGTAATACTGAAGAGAATTGATACTATTGATAAAAAGATAGACGAAAACATGGCTCGTTCAAAGGTATTGTCAGAAAAATATAAAGCTATTCCAGGCAATGAAAGAACCGTTGGCAACGATTACGCAAGAAATCTTATGATAGAGCAAAATAACAATACGTTGGAATACCTTAAGCTCAGTAAACAGCGTAGCAAGCTTGATGAGGAACTATTTAAAGAGGGACTGAACTACTCGCAGAATATAGATTGATAACAGCCGAAACAGCGGATAAACCCCGCTGTCTGCCGGGGACGGTCTCCCGGTACTGACGATGGCAGACTATATTAATGATAGGAGGTGAAAAATATGTATAAGCTTGAAATCGATAGCCAAAAGCAAAAGTATCTACTCAATGGAAAGCCATTGAAAATGTAACAGAAATCATAATTAAAATTACCCCCGAAGGAATTCCGGAGGTAAAATTAACTATAATGAGTGAATTGGATGTTGCCATTAAAGAATGCAGATTAACTGATTTTTGAAGAAATATAATTGATAGCAATCTGAGATAATACATTAAGAGAAAATGAACCTATTTCTGCCGCTCTTTTCTTAATTTTGCTCCAATTAGAATCTGAACGTATGTTGGCTAAAAATTCATGACCTTTAGGTGATAAATCTTTAATTGTACCGTTGTTGCGGAACATTATTTTAACACCTACTATAAGACCGCTCATTTCACATTGCCGTATATGATATAGAGTTTCATCCTCAGAATAATCAACACTGTTTATGATCTCTCTAAATTCAATGGTTTTATTGTAATCAGAACGTTCTTCAATAGCAATTAGAATATCTCTAACACAATCAGGATTTAACTTCATTTATCTTCCCTCCTTTCTGATTTATTATACCATAAATTACCAATTAATACAAGTTATTTGATTGCGGTTTTAAGTACAAAAGCCGAAACAGCGGACAAGCTCCGCTGTCCGTTGGGAGTGGTCGCCCAACGCTGATGATGGCAGACCACAGAATTTTGAAAATTGAATAGGAGGAGTTTTTATGACAACATCAAAACGTCTTACAAGCAAATCAGGAGTGACTATTCCGAAAGACATGAGAATAAGCCTTGGCTGGGAACCCGGAATGTCAGTCGATCTTGATACAACTGAGGACGGTGCGCTGCTGATCAGACCGCACATCAACCGCTGCCGCTTCTGCGGAAGCATAGAAGACGTTCATAAGTACAAGGATGTGTGCGTTTGTGCATCCTGCTCCAACGAAATGAAGGAGGTTATCTGATCATGAATATTTCTGAAATCGTTGACCGTATGGCTGAAATCAAGCTGGAGATGAAGAATCTCAAATCGGAGAACGACAAGCTTCAGGCACAGCTTCAGATTGCTGCTGAAAAGGATTTGACCGACACAAAAATCAAATCCGTTCGCTATTCGGGTTCAGATGGAAATACGGCAACCGTTTCAATTTCCGATACTGTTTCCGTTGAAACCGGGGAACTTCTGGCAGATATTTTCGGCGAGGTTTATCCTAGTATGGTCGATAAGAGAACCACGTATAACCTTAAAGCTCCGGCTAAACGTATTCTGTCATCTATATGGCACAAAGAGTACTGCAAAGGCAGCATTGCTGAAATTGTTAACGGTCTCCGCTGTGATGACAAAGCAAAGAAAGTTTTACTAAAAAAACTTAAGGGAATCAATTTTGACAAAGACAAGGAAAATCTCGTCAATTTCGCCGGACTTTCCGAAGATGACGCTTCCGACACAGCATATCTTATTGCCGAAGCCGCAGCCTGGGAAAATATCTGTGCATTTGTCAAGGTAAATAATAATGGTGACATCAATGATGACATTCTTGCCGATGTCATCACCAAAGTAAATGCTGCTGTATGTGTTTCAAGAAGCATGAAAACAGAAATTTCTGTAAGTGAGGTTGGTGAATAACATGCAGAAAAAATGTGAAAGCTGCGGAGATCCTATTACAGGATCTAAACGAAGGTTCTGTGATAAATGCAAAAAACGCAGAGCTCGTGAATGTGCTAAAATCCATTATAAAAACAAGATTGAAGAGGCTCAGAAACGTTCCAAAAATCAATCATTAGGACTTGATTATGATGCAAATGCAGCAACTGCCGCAGGACTTACATACGGTCAGTATATGGGGCGTCTCGGGAAAGAAAATCTTTGGGAGAATCGAATGATGCACAGTTACCGGCGGTGAATGAAACAGAAAGAGGCGAATTCAATGAATACATTTTCGATCAGAGATACAACCATATCGTTTCGCAATAAAGATGAACAAAACGTCAATGGTTGGTTTAGGTATCGTTTCAAACATTACGGAGTTCAGCACAGAATGTTTAATATGCTGAGAACTAAAGGATTTGAAATCCGCCATGATGACAGCGCTAATAAAGTAATACGACGAGATTACTTTATTGGGCAAAAAGGTGAACTGAGATTTAAATCGCAAAGATATCCTAACGGATTTGAAATCACTTTCTTTCAGGAAATTAATATAGAAAATCCTAATGGAGGATTTTATGACTTTGATAAATTTAAGAAAATGCCGTATCTGATAAAAAAGCAATTTATTCTGATTTGTGCAATTATATCGGAATTTCTTGAGGAATTTTCCATAAACAAAACAATTCCCGACTACAAATCAGCAGAAGATCAGATAAAGCAACGTTATATTAACAGCTTCCATCATCCGCAGAAAGATATGAATTTTAATTTATCTGATCTCAATGGCACGACCTGCGAGTATTCATACAATAACGCTGACAGAGACGGTAAGACTATTTTTAACGGTGATTTTAAGTATTTCCGGGATTATAACGGCTATCTTGCTTGTGGAACGGTCTATCATAACATCAATAATATGTGGTTGGTAATTGTTAACGACAGTAAAATAGAAAATATTGCCGATTTTGAGCTCTTTGACATATCTGATAATGATCTCAGAAAACGTGTTAAAAAAGGTAGGCTTCCTCAGAAATATACTGAAAAAATGAAAGTTTTAAGCCAGTGCTCTGTTAAAGAGTTAAGGCGTGAACTAAAAAGGAGAATGTCGAATGAAATTTAAAAACACGATCGCATTAATAGCGGTATTATATATTATACTGCTAAAATTGAATTCATTTCATATCAGGAGTATGTGAACTCAGCTTGCGGGGAGGACGATGATTTTGAGAACATTGATGAAGACGAATAATGAACTTTTCGACCGTTTTTGGAAAGCATATCCCCGAAAAGAAGGAAAGCCAAAAGCTTTCCGGACTTTTGAAAAGCTGAGGATCACAGAGAAAACACTGGAGCAGGTTCTTTCGGAGCTGGAGCGTCAGTCAAAGTTTAAGGATTGGCAGCATATCAATGCCAAATACATACCTCTTGCACAGACGTGGCTAAATCGCCGGGACTGGGAGGAGAATCAGAATGAAACAGATCAAAGAACTGATACCGGAAATTCCGAAGATCAATACGGATCTTTCGTATACTGAGTATCTTCAGCTCAAAGCAGATTCATATAACAGCGCTACCGGAAATCTGACTGGATATGACTGCCCCATATGCAAAAACAAAGGGTATATTGAAAAGATTGTTGATGACAGCGAGGTGCTTGCGGAATGCAAGTGCATCAAAATCCGTGATACGCTTCAGAGAATAAAGTACAGCGGACTTGAAGAGCTTCTCCGCCGCTGTACTTTCCGTAATTTTGAGACTACAGAAGAATGGCAGAAAAGCATAAAGGCAGGAGCAGTGCGTTTTTCGGAGCAGGATAATGGATTCTTCTACATCGGCGGTCAGAGCGGCTGCGGAAAAACGCATCTCTGTACTGCTATTATCGGAGCAATGATAAAGAAAGGAAAATCAGCTCGCTATTTCGTCTGGCGTGAAGATTCTACAGCTTTAAAGGCTCTTGTTAATGATAAGGAATACCAACCTGCTGTAGATAGTTTCAAGAAAACCGACGTGCTGTATATAGACGATTTATTTAAGCAGTCAAACGTAAGCGACGCCGATGTAAAACTTGCATTTGAACTTATTGATTACCGTGCAAGAAACAATCTTACAACCGTTATTTCTTCTGAACTTAACATTGATGATCTTATCGAAATAGACGAAGCCCTCGGCGGACGCATTGTGCTGCTGACAAAGGGCAATAGGCATGTTATTTCAAAAGACCGAAAGAAAAACTACCGCTTACGAAAGGAGTAATGCTATGGCAACAACAACTAAGAGGCTCTATGCTCTGGCTTCCGATTTAGGAATGGTCAAAAGCAATAACAAAGACGATCCATTTCATCAGCTTGTATATGGATTGACCGGAAAGGAACACGTCAGTGAGCTTACCCCGGCAGAAGCAAGAGCAGTTCAGGCGGAGCTTCAGGAGCGCATGAAACTGAAAAATCACAGTAAGCCTTTGAAAAAAAATAAAAAAACTGTTCCCGGAATGATGACAATACCCATGCAAAAACTTGCATGGGCTTTGGCATATAAGCTTGAAGAGCTTGATAAAAAATCTCCCCCTGTTCCGGCAAATATACGGCTTGCGGGAGCAGTTCGTAAAGTATTGGGAATCACAGCTGCTCCGGAAGAACCGCTTAAATGGGTGCGTTTTCAGCAGGGTATGAAGCTCATTGAACAGTTGAAGAGATATGTTCGCAATGCAGAACGCAGATCAGGAGGCGGATAATGGAGGAATTTGACATCTCAGTTTTATCGGACGAGCAGCAAGGGATAATTGAAGCAATAGGGATCGATGCATACCGGAAACTTGTCGAGTCTTACGCTGGATGCTCTATATATGTAGCTAAAAAGGACAAATTAGAAAAAATGGAGCGTAATTTTGAAATACGCCGAAAATTCAACGGATGTAATCTTAAAATACTTGCTAAAGAATACGGACTAAGTGAAAATACTATAAGAGATATCGTTTATTCAAAATCCAAACAGGAAGATCAACTGGAAGGACAGTTAAAATTTTGACGTATAACACGGTAAATCCCTCAAAAATCTTATTTTCATTATCTCTGTTGATATGGTATAGTTGATTTAAAGAAAATCGACTATACCATTTTTTATTGTGAGGTGAGTATATGGACATTAATTTCATCATCGAATTCATACTGTCAGCCGGATTGGGAGTTATATCATTCTTTTTGAAAAGAACAATAGATGAACTTGACAGCTGCAAGCATGATATCGCCAAAATCAAAGAGGACTATATTACGAAAGAAGATTTTTTTCGTGAACAGTCCGAAAACCGAAGAAAATTAGATCGGATAATGGACATCCTGCTCGAGGTGAAAGGAGAAATAGGAAATGGATAAGGAAACACTCAATAGGCGCATTGAAGCTGGAAATTTCGTCGAAAACAATGGATCTGTGCTTCGTGCGATCAATATGCTTAAAACCAAGTTTAATAAGCTTAGCGCCATTCGATACGCTGTTCCATATGCTGATAAAGCTGATATTGAGAAAAGCGTTAATTATCTCTATGAAGCCGGATATTTGAATCTCAGGCATATTTGCAGCAAGCGACCTACTTCCCTTGCTGATACTGATTTCAATATGATAGAAGCAAAGCTTACTGCAAAAGGTATTCAGCTGCTTGCCGGAGTGATTCAGGACGAGTGCGTGGAGGTGTGACCTCTGTGACTAAAAAGCACAATAGAAAGCATTCCATCATTGACGGTCTCCCATGTGAACTCAAGGAAGCAGTTGATGAAATGATAAAGTCAAATTTCACATATCATGAAATCGTTGACTACATAAAATCAAACGGAGTAAGCATTTCAATAAGTTCAGTTCAGCGCTATGCCTCTAAACTGGAGGTAACTCTGCAGTCTCTCAGACTGGCTCAGGAAAACTTCCGGGCTATCATGGAAGAAACTGAAAAATATCCTAATCTGGATATAACGGATGGTATTTTTCGCCTTCTCAGCAGTCGAATTCTGGATGCGGTCAATAAGATGCCAGAGGAAATTCTCAGCGAAACGGATTTTGAGACGCTCTCTAAAAATGCTATTGCTCTTACCAAAGCGGTGGCATACAAGAAAAATATTGACATCAAAAATAAAAGTGTCCTTGACAACGGCGCTGATCAGTTTATGTCGTACATTTACGAGACTATGTCCGTCAAAGATCCGGAATTATTCAAGAAGGTCAAGAAATTTATCAAATCAGAAACGAAAGTCGGGTGAAGAAAATGAAAACATATGTATTACAAGTCAAACCGAGATGCGAAGAGTCTGTCTCCCGATTGATCAATGATAAAGGATTTACAGCGATGTGTCCGTCGGAAGAAATGTATATACGGCACGGCGGACAGTGGTACAAAAAGCTGAAGCTTATTTTTACGCAGTATGTTTTTGTCGAGTGCGAGCTTACGGATGAAACGTACTATCAGATAAAATCCATGCCGGGAGCTGTAAGATTCCTCGGTTTTGGAAGTCCTGAAGCTCTCGCTCCAGATGAACAGGAATATATCAGAGTGCTGTATAACAAGGGAAAGCCGATCGAAGTTTCAAAGATATACGCCACAGCTTTTGGAGAAAAAATGATACTCTCAGGAATCCTCCGAGATTATTCCGACAAGATCATAAGTCTCGATCTCAGACAGAGAAGAGCGAAAGTTTCGGTAACGCTTCTGGGCAAACCGCACACTATAACGCTCCCGGTAATTTCAATTTAAAACAGCACGTTATTATCTGCTTGGTTGATTCGTCCCATGCCGATGAGCGTGTGTGAATAAGTAAAAATCGGATTTTTCAAAGCAAAAATCCGAATGGCGGAGCATTCCCTAAAGAATATGCGTTTAAATTGTGTTTAACAGCCTTTTTGAGCGTTTAAATAAGTTCAGCCAGCAAATTACTCCATAAAATTTAAAATGGCTAAAAAGGGCAGTTACGCCCTTATTTTTATAACCGAAAGGAAGTGAAAAGCGGTGAACATAATAAAAAAGAAAAAACTTGAGTCTCTGGCGGATGGACTATCAAAATTTGAAGACAGCAAAAGCGCTGTAAAAAGTTCGAATTTCACCGACTTTAAAGCGTTTGTAAAAAGCTATTTAAATATCTCAGACCCAAAACAGCGTAAGAAACTTGCTGATGAATTTAAAAAGCGTCATCTGGAACTAAGTGATTTTATTAATGATAACAGTGAACTTATCACAGCTGAAATTGAAATTTCAAAGACGATTCAGGCTGCTATGTCGGGAATTAAAGCTGATAACGATACTAAAACAAAAGATTCACTGGCGGATATTATTATGGCTGCATATCAGCGCAGAAAGGAAAACGGAGATGCTTGACGAAGATGCAATCAAGTATTATGCTGATCATCCGGTTGAATTTACTGAAGACATTATCGGCGCAGCTCCTGATGATGATCAGTCTCAGATCCTTGAGAGCGTCGCTCACAATCAGATGACCAGTGTTCGCAGCGGTCACGGCATTGGAAAAAGCGCAGTTCAGGCATGGATAGTGATCTGGTTCATGGCTACAAGACCATTTCCTAAGATACCATGTACAGCTCCTACGCAGCATCAGCTGTTTGATATTCTTTGGGCGGAGATCAGTAAATGGATCAGAAACAGCAAAACCTTATCTAACGAACTTATCTGGACTAAAAAGAAGCTGTATATGAATGGTCACCCTGAAGAATGGTTTGCAGTTGCAAGAACAGCAAGCAAGCCAGACGCACTGCAAGGCTTTCATGCCGATGATGTTCTTTTCATTATCGATGAAGCAAGCGGTGTGGACGATAAAATATTTGAGCCTGTGCTTGGTGCGTTATCAACGCCCGGTGCAAGACTGCTTATGTGCGGAAACCCCACACAGCTCAGAGGTTTTTTCTTTGACAGCCATCATAAAAACAGAGCTTCCTACAAAACGTTCCATATTGACGGCAGAAACAGCAGCAGAGTATCAAAGGATTTTGTGAAAATGATCATTGATATGTACGGCGAAGACAGCGATGTTTTCAGAGTACGAGTAGCCGGAGAATTTCCGCTTGCAGAAGATGATGTATTTATACCGCTGCCTTTGATCGAAAGGTCAATTTCAACAGATTGTTCACCTCGAAGGCATCCGCATCAAATACATATCGGTTGTGATGTTGCACGTTTCGGTGGCGATAAAACAGTTATATGCTATCGAGTTGATGAAAAAGTTGAAATATACAGAAAACGGAGAGGTCAGGACACCATGAAAACGGCTGACGACATTCTCCGATTAGGCTTCGAGTTAGTTAGGAGATACGATCTAAAGCCTGAAACTGATGATCCCATTCCCGTTAAAGTAGACGACGGAGGCGTTGGAGGCGGCGTAGTTGACCGTCTGAGACAAGTAAAGCGTAATAATCCTGATCTGTATTGGTGGCTTGTGGTTTATCCGGTTAAGTTCGGACAGAAAATTCAGCATAAATATTATGACGATTCAACCACTTACATGATGAGTGTTGTAAAAAATCTTTTACAGCCTCACGATGAAAATGGAAATTCAAAGCCTATAGAACTTATACTTCCAAACGATGACCATCTTGTCGGTCAGTTGTTCGGCAGAAAATATATTATGACAGACAAAGGAAAAATAAGAGTCGAAAGCAAAAAGGCTATGAAGGAAAGAGGAGTTTCTTCTCCTGACGAAGCAGACAGCGTTCTTCTTGCTTGTCTGCCGGTCAAACTTCCTAAGAAAAGAGGTGTCAGAAGATAATGACTAATAAGAAATATCCGTCAGTAGGAGTAAAAATTATAAAAGCTTCAGGAAACCTTCCGATTGAAAAATCTGATGCCGCAACACATTTGACCGGGCAGGAAGCATATAATGCCGGTGAATGGATAGATCCGCCTACTGATTTGAGAGGATTCAAGGTTTTAGTCAATAACAGCACTATCCTCCCTCAGTGCATCAGAGCGTATAAGAATAACATTGCCGGATTTGGCATCGGCGTTCGATATATCGAGGATATAGAAGAAACTCCGGAAATGGCAGATGAATTTACTCGTATGCAGGAGATTATAGAGCTTCTGACTATAGAGCAGGATACTAAAAAGGTATTTGAGGATATTATAGAAGCAAGAGAAACTTACGGTATTGCATATCTGGAGATCATTCGTGATATCAGCGGCGCAGTTGTGCAGATCGAGTTTATTAACGATACTCCAACCATTAAGAAGACCAAACCTCTTGAGCCCTATGCTGAAGCGGTATATTTCCATCATGGTCAGGAATTCAAACGCAGGAAGAAGTTTTGCAAATATCTTCAGGAGATAGCCGGTCAAACTGTATATTTCAAAGAATTCGGCGATTTGAGAATAATGGATAATCGAACTGGAAAATATCTTGCTGAAGGAGAATCTCTTGAATTGCAGTATCAGGCAAATGAGATAATCGAATTTACTATTGGTACTATGCCTTACGGTGAAGTACGCTGGACAGGTCAGATACTGGGCGTGGACGGCAGCCGCAAAGCCGAACATCTCAATAATAATTATTTTGAAAACGGACGACATACTCCGCTTATGATCATTGTAAAAGGCGGCACTCTTACGGAAGAAAGTTTCGGTAAGCTTCAGGGGTACATGAATGATATTAAAGGTGAAAAAGGTCAGCATGCATTTTTGCTATTGGAAACTGAAAACATAGAAGGCAGAGCTGATTTTTCCGATACTGAAAAACCGGAGATCGAAATAAAGGATATCGCAAATATTTTGTAAAAGGACGAGCTCTTTCAGGATTACCTTGATAATAACCGCCGAAAGGTACAGTCGTCATTCCAGCTTCCTGATCTGTATGTTGGATACACTACTGATTTCAACAGAGCCACAGCTCAAACGGCTATGGAGGTAACAAAGGAACAGGTTTTCCAGCCGGAACGAAAAAATCTCGCATGGATAATTAACAACAAACTGCTGAACGGATACAAGTTCAAATACGTGGAGGCTTATTTTAAAGAGCCGAATATTACCAATCCCGATGATCTATTCAAACTTTTGTCTGTTTGCAATGCAGCCGGAGGACTTGCTCCAAATAAGGCAAAGGAGATAATCTACAGAGCCTATGGAGAAACCTCCGAGGATTATTGCGGAGAATGGGGAGATATTCCTCTTGCATATCTTAAAGCTCAGAGCAGCAGTATTGATACTGATCAGATTGCCGCAAGCTTGCAGAAACAAATTTCCAAGGCTGCCGCCAATCATGATGATGAAATCGTTGCTGTTATGAAAGAAGTAAGAAAACTTCTGAAAAACAGCTTGCAAAAGACTGACGGATGCGGTATAATTAAAGCAGAGTGGAATGAGGACGACCATCCCAGAGATGAAAACGGTCGCTTTACAAGCAGTGGCGGAAGCGATAATCAGTCCTCTGACACCAGCGGAAAATCATACAGCAGAGCAACGTTAAAATTACCTAAAAAAGAGTATGCAAAGATTGTCAGCGAAATCAATACAAACTATTATACAAAGTACGAAGGAAAAAGTATGGGATTTTTAAGAGCAGCAACAAATAAAGGATATTATTGCTATAAATTCGAGATTTTCGGCTTTGACGACTATAACATATTTGATAAGAGGAAATACTGATGGATACAGAATTTAAAAAATTACTCGAAAGTATACCTGATTCGTACAGTGACTTCGTATTCTATATGACACATGAATTTACAAGCGAATCAGATATAAAAAAGATAACAGATTTCATAAACAGCGACAGCAACATAACCACATCAAAAGTGGGAGAATTTACTGATGATGAAATTCTCCATATTCCAAAACTTAATTAAGGAAAACCATATTATGAACAAAAATGTAAGGAGGATATTGAACATGGCGGAAAAGCATAAATGCCCTATATGCGGCAAGTACAAATTTGAATCGTACAATAACCTTGATATGTGTGATATATGTGGCTGGAGCGATGATGCTATACAAGAGGAAGACCACAATTACAAAGGTGGAGGCAATGAAATGAGCTTTAACGAGGCTAAAGAAGCTTACAAAAATGGTGAGCAGATAAGATAATAGATGAAAGTACACCTATGGTGTGCTTTTATTTTTTTGCAAAAAGGAGGCAGAAATGTGCCAATACTGCGGACTTATAAACGCAATTGACAGCTGGATTCAGAAAGCTGACGATGATTTTGAGGATATTCTCGAGGACGAGGGCAGAGCCGAACCCCAAATTACAGTCAAAGCAATGAATAAAATGGAGGACGGAATTGCATCCGCTTTAGTAGCTGAAACAGATTATTTCATAAAGGCTATCAAAAAGCAGAAAACTCTTAACGAATTCATGGAGATATTTGAGGAAATCAAGGAAAAGGATATTTACTGTGACGAAATAAGAACAGTTGTGTCAGAGCAGCTGCACGAGCTTGTTCCGGTTCTGGTTAAAAAGTATGTGGCTTTTACCGATAAAGAAATCAAGATCACAAAGATCTCAAAGCGTGCTAAGGCATGGATCGACAGCTGGAGTCAGAGACTTTCAGAGCTTATGAAGCTTGACAGTCATAAACAGATAGAAATTATTCTTCAAAAGGGACTTGAAAACGGCAGCGATATTTCAAGTGTAACTTTGGATATCCTCAATAGTGGAATCCGAAATGAATATTATCGTGCGAGACGTGCGGCTGTAACGGAAATTCTCCGTGCTCATAATATTTCCAAGCAGGAAGCGGCAATGCAAAATCCTTGTATAAAAGAAAAAATGTGGAGGCATACGGGATCACATAAAAATGAACCCAGAGAAAATCATGTTGATATGGATGGGCAGCGTGTTCCGGTCGGAGAACCTTATGAACTTACCGGAGCTGACGGTGTGAAATATTACCCTATGTTCTCGGTTGACCCTGATCTTCCGCCGGCAGAATCTATTAATTGTCACTGTATTTCTCAGGATATTGTAGACGAAGACATATTAGTTTTGCCTCTCGAGGAGCGGCAGCGTCTTCAGCAGGAAGCTATAGACAGTATGGATGACGAATGGGAAAAGGAACTTGACGCTCAGAACAGAGCAAAGGCAGGGATTTAAATATAATTTAAATATCGTTAAAAGGCAGCTTAAATGCTGCTTTTTATATATTCAAAATACAGAAAGGAGGAACGATCTATGAAGAAAGTACAGAAAGCATATGAAATCACAGACGCCAAAATTCAGTTTGTATCACTGGTAGACCAAGCGGCAAATAAACGTCAATTTCTTCTGAAGAAAGCTGACGACGGCACAGCATTATTCTCAACGTGCGGTAAAATTATCAAAACTGACTCTGAAAATCACTATGTAACTGGAATTGTATACGAACCTATGACTGAAGACAGTCAGGGCAACTATATGAGTGAGGAGGAAATCATCAAGGCAGCATATTGGTTTGCTAAAAACGGCGACAAGGTCGATCTTCAGCATAGCTTTGAGCCATTAAACGGCGCTGCAGTTGTAGAAAGCTGGGTAGCAAAAGCTGATTTTGAGATCGACAGCATGAAAATCAAAAAAGGAACGTGGCTGATGACTGTGGAGATCTCCGATGAAGATGTTTGGAAAGAGATTGAAAATGGAGAAATTACCGGATTCAGCATGGGAGGACAAGGAAATTACAGTAAGGAGGATATTGATTTGGAAAATATCAATAAAAATTCATCCGGCGAAAAGAAAAGTCTGCTCAGACAAATCGCTAAAGCTCTTGGAATCAGCAATATAGAGAAGGGCGATACGGCAGCTCTTTACGAAGAAAGAAGCAAAGGAACTTTGTTCTGGAACGCTTTTAATGCTCTTGAAGAGACTCTGCACAAGTATAACGCTGTCACGGGATGCCGTGAATTCGAAGCAGATGAAGAAAAGGTGCGTGAACACCTTGAGGATTTTAATAAAATCATCACCAGTATTTTAACCGGAAAAGACAGCATAACTGATATTCTTGAGAACGGAAATACAAACATTGAAAAAGCCGGAAAGAAAATGAGCGATAAGAATAAAGAAACTTTGAATGCTATTTACGAAGCGTTGGGAGTATTCCTGAAAGAGTTTGATGATAATCCTCAGGATGATGCGTCAAAAGGAACGAATCCTGCCGAAGAAAACACTACAGAAGAAGCAATTGCAAAGTATATTTCAAAAGCTGTTGAGAAAGTTCTTAAGCCCCAGAATGAGACTATACGTGCTGAACAGATTCAGAAGATGATCTCAGACGCTGTAGAAAAAGCAGTTGAACCTATTCGCAAGCATACAGGTCTGCCAAGCAATCTTAACAGCAGCGCAAACGTTGAAAAGCAGTCCGGAGAACACTATTTGCATGGTATTATTTAAAAATAAAAGGAGGAATAAAAATGCCTAACAATAACAGTATTATCAGAAAAGCAGCTGTTAGCACAAGTTCAATGTCGTCTGGTCTGCTTAATCCCGAACAGTCCCGAAAGTTCATTCAGCAGACGTTTGAAGCAACTAATCTGGGCGGTCTTATTCGACACGAAATGCGTACAGCTAAAACTGGCGAAATTGACAAAATCGGTATTGCTTCCCGTATTCTCCGTAAAAAGACTGAGAATTCAGATGACGGTTACAGAGCAGGAATAAACGAATCTCAGGTTGACTACAGTACTACGGCTGTACGTTTACCATGGGAAATTACGGAAGAAACGCTAAGTGAAAATATAGAAGGAGAAAGCCTTGAAGCTACTATAACAAAATTGATGACCACACAGCTTGGCGTTGACTGCGAAGATTTGTATCTGAACGGCGATACTGAAACTGATTCAACAGATGCTGATTACGACTTTCTTAAAATCAATGACGGCTGGATCAAGCAGATCTCAAACGGCGGTCATGTCTATGACGCTTCTGCTGAAACCGGCATGAGTCTGGATATGTTCTACGAAGCTCTTGGCGCTATGCCTAACAAGTATAACAATGGAAAACTTCGCTGGCTTATGTCCCCTCGAAGAGCGCAGGAATGGGAGAGGTACTTGCTTACACAAGTAATCGGAAAAGGCGGCGCAGTTCCTGAGAGTATTTATACCGCTCCTGTAAAAATTCCGGTTGTCGAGTGCCCGTCAATGAGCGATGACACCATTCTTCTTACAGATCCCAAAAACCTTATTGTCGTAAACAGTTACGACGTAAAAATCAGAAAGACAACAGAAGGCAAAGAAGCTATCATGATGGACAAGCGTTTTTATGTTGTTCATCTTGATTATGATCCGATTATCGAGGAGCTAGACGCTACTGCGATCATCAAGGGTTTGAAGTGAGGGAGGTGTAAATTATGTATCGCTTAAAGCTTATTAAAGCACTTTCTTACAAGGGAGTTGTTGAAGCAACAAGAAAGAAGCCAAATGTGTTTGTGGAAGATAAGAATGTCGCTGATGCAGCCGTAGCTACTGGGTATTTTAAATTGCTGGAAAGTGAGAATATTCCAGTACAGAACAATCGGACAGTAATAGGCTGTATTGACAAAACACAGCTTGAGGATATGAAAATTGATGACCTTAAAAGACTTGCGGAAGAAATAGGTATTGATACCACTGGTTTCAAGAAAAAGGCTGATTACGTAGAAGCAATTGCATCGGAAGAGATCTCATACGATTCGGGAAATAACGAAATAGACTACGATCAGGCTAGTCCTACAATGACGGAGCTTCAGGATTAATAGCTGACAGACCATGGGTAACGCCTGATGAACTTCGGGATTACTCCGAGATAAAAGCGGTTCAGAATCGTACTAATGCAAGACTGAGATTTGACATAGCGAGAGCTGAGAAGTACATTATCGCATATACGCATAACGATTTCAGCAGCTTCAATAAGGTACCGGAAGAAGTCAGTACGGCAGTTATACTGCTTGCCGAGGCCTACGCTAATCGTGCTGTAGCAATTTCAAATGACAAAAAGTCAGAAACGTTTGATGATTATTCATATACAAATAGCGATTCTGAAATCAATTTTGACAGCCTTGACATAGCTGCACTGCTTTACGATTATATGGTGAAAGAGCCGAAAAACACAATGAATATGAGGTTAAGGAAGCTATGATAAAAGATTTTTTCGACCATAAATGCAACATTTTTCACTTAAAGAAGGGACAAGCTTCTCCGAGTTACGGATTGCCTTCCTCCAATACATTCGAGTATGCTGATACTCCGGATATAAAGGAGCTTGAATGTCATTTCGGCGTGAAGTCTGCTAACGTTACGATAATACAGCAAAAGCCTCAGAACAATATGGACGCTCGTATAAAGCTTACGCTTCCTATAGGAACTGATATCCGGCTGAACGATAAGATCATTGACTGCGATACACATCTTGAGTATACGGCAGAACAGCCGAGAAATATACGCAAGCACCATAAATTTGTGTATATTAAGCGAGTAGAAAGGCAGAAACCGTTGTAATGGCAAGAGTGACTTTTGATTTTTCTGAATTCAAAAACTTTTTTGAGCGACTCAAAAGTGCAGCAAATGGAGATTTTAAAAAAGAGATCTCCGAATGGCTTGACGCATTAGGAGTTGAGCTTTTGAGAGTGATTGAAGATGAGATCATAAGGCGTGACGTCACGGATAGCCGTCTTCTGCTCCACAGCTTTACAAAGGGCGATGCAAATAACTTTTGGGAAATCTCAGACGGAGGCTTGACCCTTGAAATTGGTACACATGTTGATTATGCTTCATACGTCAATGACGGACACTGGGCTAACCCTAAAGGTGTTGATATGCGTTTTGTACCCGGAGTATGGGAGGGCAATAAGTTCCGATACATACCCGGTGCAAAAACAGGAATGATGCTCAAACAGCATTGGGTAGAGGGACGGCACTACTGGGACAGTGCGTTGCGGATATTCGAGAAGATGTTCACAGACCTTGCAGAAGAAAAGATGCAGCAGTGGATAGACAGATATTTTGAGTGATAGGAGTGATTCAGAATGGAGCAGGAATTAGCGAGTATTTTCAGTTTCGTACTAAAGTCTGCGGGCAATCCACAGCCGTATTACAGAGATATTCCGCAGGATTTCACTGTACCGTCCGTTTACTTTCCTATCCCCGAAATAACTACCTGCGGCGATACGTTCAATACTTACGGAGCTGAGTATGACTGGTATATCAAGTTTTTCCACTCAACGACACAAGAGGCTTATTTGCTCGCTCTTAAAGCTCTAACAGCGATCAAAGAAAATAGGAATCTTATTCCCTTGCTTGATGAAAACGGCGCAAAAATCGGAGTTATACGCATCAAAGACCCTGAATTGAGAATAGCTGATGAATGCGCCGTACAACTTACGATTCGTTTTGTGAGCAGACGACCGTACATACAATCAAACGGACCGAAATCACAAGATTTTGCTATTGATATTAAAATAAAATCCGATATATGAACAAGGAGGTTATCTTATGGGTAAGTTACGAAAAAGCGATACCGCTGACGAAACTCTTGTTGCAGAACAAGCAGTATCGGCGGCAGAACCAAAATATACACTTGAAAAGCTTAAAGAGCATTCTGTAAAGCTTTTTGGTGTATCAGAAAGCACATTTATTGGAGCGACAACAAGACTTACGGATAAAGAATATTCCATAAGCGAAATTAGGAATACCATTGAAAAATGGAAATCAAAGGAGGCAAAATAGTCATGGCTGGAGGAACATTTGAAAAAAGCGTCGGCAAGGTCAGACCCGGCACTTACATTAATTTTGAAAGCACAAAGCAGACTACCGTGAGCAGCAGTGGCAGAGGCACAGTAATTGTACCTCTCGCAAATACAAACTGGGGTCCGGCAGGAAAACTGCTGACGATCACATCTGCAGCTCCCGACAGAGCAAAAGTGGAGCTCGGCTACAGTATAAACGAGGACGACCCAAGCGGAAATATGCTTCTGATTCGTGAAGCCCTCAAAGGCGCAAACACCGTTCTGGCATATATCTGTTCAGAGGGTACAGCTGCAGCAACAAATACCGGAGGAGGACTTGTTGCTGCAGCTAAGTACAAAGGAACAAGAGGCAATGACCTCTCATTTTCCGTTTTAGCAAATCCTGCAAGCGGATTTGATGTTTCAGTATTCCTCAGCGGCAACACCGTTGAGAATTTCAACAACGTTACAACAGCAGCAGACCTTGCCGGAAGTCAGTACATTACATTTTCGGCAGACGGCAGCTCTCAAATTTCAGCTGTTGCAGGAGTTGCTCTTGAGGGCGGAGAGAATGCAGTATCAAACAATGCAAGAGTAGCGGAGTTTCTCGGAGCTTGCGAAAATGCCGTATGGAATACAATGGCATTCCCCTTTACCGATTCGTCTTTACAGGCGACTGCTCTTTCCAAAGTCAAACATCTGCGTGAGAATGTAGGAAAATGCGTACAAATTGTATGCCCTGATTTTTCAGCAGACTATGAGGGCATTATCAACGTAACAAACAGCTATGCCATTGAGGGAAGAGAACTTACAACGGCTCAGGCAACAGCCTATGTAGCAGGTATTACGGCAGGCGCAGCAAGCACTGAAAGCAATACGGCAAAGGTTGTTTCGGGAGCTGTCCGTGTTGTGGGCGCAAAGACGCATGAGGAAGCTGTAGAAGCTATCAATAAGGGAGAATTTTTCTTCTCTGTTTCGGAAGCCGGAAGCGTTGCTGTCGAGTACGACATCAACAGTCTTGTTACCATCACAGACAAAAAGGATGCGTCTTACAAGAAAAACAAGGTTATTCGTGTATTTGACAGTTTTGCAGACAGCATTAAAGCAAACTTTCCTCCTAACCGTTTCAGCAATGACGAGGACGGCTGGGAAATAATGGAGGGTATCGGTCGTACCATTCTGAAGCAGCTCGGACCTCGTTCTGATGGAGGCTCGGGAGCTATTAAGAATATTGACTATACTGCAGATTTCCTCGTTGACAGAGAGAATTCCATAGGAGATCAGACGTTTTTCAATGTAGGAATCGAGCCGGTGGACAGCGCTGAAAAGCTCTATTTCACAGTATCGACAAGATAAGGAGGATTAAGTAATGAGCGGAACTATGTCACATAACAGAAATCCCCTCTCTATGCGTGAAGGCAAGGCATATATTAACGGCGTAGAAGTGCTTGACAGCATCAAACTTGAAATCAAGTTCACTCCTGAAGTGTGGACGGGAAAGCAGCTTGGAGATCGTACCAACAGTTCCCGCTGGCTTGGATATTCTATCACAGGAACTATCACTCGCAGACGTTCTACAAATTTCCTTGAGGATAAAATCAGAGAATACAAGCAGACAGGCATTACGCCTGAGCTTACAATTCAGGGAATTGTTGATGATAAAAACAGCGATTATTACAATCTTAACGGTACTCATACCGTTACTGTTGTCGGCTGTGTTATGACGGGAGACCTGAATCTTGTAAATCTTGACAGCAACGGAGAAGTTGTTGACGATGCTATTGCATTCAATGCTAAGGACATTGTATAAAAATTTGTTTTAAATGAGTTACACGAATTACAAGCAGAAGACCGCCACGGTCAGCCTGACAGTCTTCTGCCATCAAGAAGGAGTTTTACTATGACTAAAAATCTGAAATATTTCATGAGAGATACTGAGCCTGAGATCGTCACCGTACCCGGACCTGATTCATTTAAGGATGAAAACGGAAATGTTATTCAGTTCGAGATCAAAGTGCTTACACAAGCTGAAATTCAAAAAATCAATGACGGCTATCGTACTCGCAGAATAGCAACGGATAAAAAGGGCAATCCTCTTATTGCTAACGGAGAAGTAGTGTGGAAAACCGAAAAGGATAATCAGAGAGCTGCACGTCATATCATGGTCGAAGCGTTACAGTACCCCGATCTCAAAAATAAAGAGCTTATGGATTACTATAAGTGCGTTGATATGACTGAAATGCCGCTTCATGTATTCCCGAAAGCAGATGAGTTTGAACACGTTCTCCGTATTGTTATGTCAGCACTTGGTCTCGGAGATTTTGACGGCAACGATGAGGAGATAATTGAAGAAGCAAAAAACTAATTAAATGCAAGGGTTCAACAGAACATTGGGCGCATATTCTTTGGCAGCGTCATAATCTTCGCATGGAAGATTTCTGTGATATGCCAAGAAAAAGGCAGCTATTTTACATAGCGTCAGAGATATGCGAAATGAAATCCCCTTGCAGATACGATACACGAATAGGAGGCAGAGGTTAAATGGCAGAACTAAAAGCTAGATTCAGCCTTATCGATGAAATGAGTGACAAATTGTCTAGCATTGCGGATAAGGGACAAGAGGTAATGAATAACTGGGAGCAAGCCGGAAGTTCAGCTAGTTCCGTTATGGACACTATTGCCTCCTCTGCTTCTAATGCTGTTTCTACGGTTGGCGGTGTAGCAAAATCCCTTGATGATTTAATCGATACAGCAAACAGTGCAGGAGCTGATGCCGATAATCTTTCAGAAGCGATGAACGGTGTAGGAAATTCTATTGACAATGCTGCTTCCGAAACGGATAACTGGACATCAGCTGTTGGAAGTTACAACAAAGAAGCCCTCGAAATGGTATACACCACAGAAGAACTTGTTGAAATGGGATATAAAACAGCCGATGCTCTAGGCGATCAGGAGGAGATGTTTTCATTATGCGAACAATCTGCATCACAGCTTAATTCGGCAATTGAGAATGCTGTTAATTCTCATGAACAACTCTCAAATACTATTGAAACAACAAATGAAGTTATGGAACGTCTTACGGACAGCGGAAAACTCTCTGCTGAAAGTCAGAAACAGCTTGAAAATGCAGGTCGGACTGCAGCTCAGGCTATGCAGGAACTTGAATCAGCTCAGACAGAAGCTCGGGATGCTATGGATAATTATGACTCTGTAATTATTTCAGGCACAAACGACCTTGGAGAGCTTGAATCAGCAGCTCAAAGAGCAGGTGCAGCCGCAGAAAATTTAGCCTCTGCTCAGGATAAAGCCTCAAAAGCCACCGAAGAATACTCCGATGCTGCCAATAACGCAGCTCAAAGTGCAGAGGAAAGCGGAGCTAAAGGCGTTGACGCCATTACAGCTATCGCTGAAACAATTATCTCAGCTAAAATAACTGAAAAAGTAATTGAAATTGCAAATGCTGCTTATGAGCTTGCAGATGCTTACAGTGAGGCTCAGGAAATTGTTGTAAATGCAACCGGAGCAACCGGAGATGTACTTAACAGTCTTGAACAGAGTATTATGAATGCCTATATAGGACATAATCAAGATCTCAACACAACAGCCGGAGCTATTGGAGAGATCAATACAAGAATGGCTCTTACCGGCAATGAACTTACAGAGGTGGCAGGGCTTTTCCTTGACTATTCAAGAATTACCGGCTCAGATGTTGTAGGGGCTGTGCAGAACGTCACAAAGGTAATGAACCAGTGGGAAGTTGAGGGTGAAAGTGTTGAAAATGTTCTCGACCGACTTGCTTATGCAGGTCAGATTTCAGGTGCGTCAGTAGACAGTCTCAGTCAAACGCTAATTACCGGCGCAGCATCGTTTCAGGAAGTAGGATTGTCTCTTGACAGCGCTATTCAGCTGTTAGCTGATTTTGAGCTTGCGGGAATCAACGGATCAACAGCAATTATGGCTATGCGTACTGCTGTAAACAATTTTACTAGCAACGGAAAAGATGCAGAAACAGAACTGCAAAATGTAATCGCAACAATAGAAAACATGGAAGATTCAACGGAGGCTACCGCATTAGCTGTAGATACTTTCGGAACTCGTGCAGGTCAGCAGCTTGCTTCTGCAATCAGAAATGGTACTGTATCTATTGATTCGTTCAATGCATCTCTTGAATCTGCCGACGGAACCTTACGAAAGACAGCGGAAGCTGGAGAAACTCTTGGCGAGAAGTGGGAAAAGTCAAACAACAAGATAAAAGCAGCGTTTACAACCGCATTACAGCCAGCTATCAATAAATTTTCCAGCGGTTTTGCAAATGTTACGAGCAGTTTAGGAGATTTCCTCAACAAACATCCATCCGTAACGAAAGCGATTGCCGCTATTGGTATAGGACTAGGTGTTGCCGCTGTTTCTATTGCCGGAGTTGCATTTGCCGTAACGGTTGCAATTCCTGCTATAACAGCGTTTAGAGCTTCTATTCAAGCAGCACTTGGACCTATCGGCTGGATTTCTTTAGGAGCAACAGTGTTAGCCGGAGGTATTTTGGCATTAACAAGTGCATTTTCCAGTTCAGAAGATCAGATTACAGAATACAACGGCACTATGGAAGAATGTGCAAACGAAATTTCAAGAACTGAGGCGGCATATGATCGGGCTTGTAAAATTTACGGTGAAAACAGCGCATCAGCTCGTGAGCTTGCAGAAAACCTTGAAACTCTCAATGCACAGTATGAGTATGGCGGTGGAAAAGCTGCCGTATATGCTGAAAAAGCAGAAAAATTAGCGTCATCATTGGATGAAATCTCGACTGCTCAGAAAAAGGCATCAGAGGAAATTGACAAAACTGAAACTTCAGGACTTACTGCTATTGCGATGTTGGAATCTCTTTCCGAACAGTCAAATCTGACTAACACTGATTTGGATTTAATGACGCAGTATGCAAATTACCTAAACGATGAATTCAATTGCGACATCAAGGTTAATTATGATACAAAGGAATTAATAGGATTTGACCCTCAGGCAATCATTGATAAGGTTATTAAGGCTGCTGAAAACGAGAGATACCAAACGGCTATGGAGTATCTCAGCGGAGCTGAATTTCAAGATAATTATCTTCAAGCAAAAAAGAATGTTCAAGATCTAAGTCTCGAGCTTGATGTACTTAATCAGGAACTTAATGGAGATTGGACGCCTAATACGCATACTGTTACTGCTGGATCAGAAGAAGAACCTCATCCTAAGCGAAGAAAAGCTTCTGAAATTCAAGCTGATATTGACAGTGTTACAGAATCTCTTGAAAAATATAAAGATGCCGTTGAAACTGCAGAAGCAGAAATTGAAACATATGGTTTAATTATTGATGATACCGGAAGTTTTGCTGAAAATTTTAAATCTAGGCTTACGGAAATGTCATATAGTTATGGAGAATTATCTTCTGCCGCTGAAAAGCAAACAGAAGCATTGCAGTCAGAACAAGAAGGTATTGATGCTGCTGCAACAGCTGCCGAACAGTACACAGATCAAATTCTTGAATTATCTGCCGCTTATGATGAAGCTTATCAATCCGCACTTGAAAGTATGCAGGGGCAATTCGGACTTTTCGACGAAGCGTCAACGGCATCTGAAGAGTACCTGAATTCGACAGTAGCAAATGCTCAGGCAGCGTTAGATAGTCAGTTGGCATACTGGACTGAATATCAGACTAATCTTGAAACGCTTGTTGAATACGGCGAGGGACTTACGGGAGAAGCAAGAGTAAACTACGAATCATTGATAGCTTATGCTCAAAGCGGCAGTGAAGAAGCGGCAGGACTTGCTGCAAGTATAGCCGCAAGTATAGAACAAGGAGATATAGAAGCTGTTGAGAAGCTTGCAGGAACGCTTTCAAGCGTAGATACCAAACAAAAAGAGATAGCAGACTTAACCGCTGATTGGTCTACTCATTTCAGTGAAGAAATGGATAATATTGTCAACAAAATGAATGCAACTGTTTCTGAAATGAATTTATCATCGGAAGCCAATGCAGCCGCCACCAGCACAATCAATTCATATGCGTCAGCTATACGATCGGGCGCTGGAAACGCCCGATCTGCCGCACAAAGCGTTGTTGATGCTGTGAGGTCTGTATTCGATAACGCTAATCTTTCATATTCTGCCGACGGCGTTTCAGGTGCGGTAAAAATTGAGGGACATGCCACAGGTACAACTAATGCAGAAGATGTATTCGTGGCGGGTGAAAACGGTCCTGAGCTTATTGTAGGCAAGTCGGGAAGCACAGTGTTCCCCAATTCCGAAACTAATAAAATTATCTCTGCTTTGGATGACATTGACAGAACAAATTACAAAAATTCGTATATGACTGAAAATTCTGTTACAGATAATTCATCTGTAAATAATTACAGCAGCTCGTACGAGAATTACAATCAGACTGAAAGCGCTCAGACCTTCAATAATTATACTAACATAGAGAACGGCGGCAGCTACGATGATTCAGCTGTAATTCACTATCTTGAAAGCTTTGTGTCTATCTTTTCGAATATTGAAAAAGAAGTCGGCAATAAAGAAAATTATGCGTCGGAATCAACGGTTGATATTCCCGAAATTGTTACAATAGTTGATTTCTCTAGACTCGAAAAAATAATGTCAAAAATTCATTCTGATAATGATGTCAGCAATTATGACGATAGTGTGATATACGGTGATACGCAGAACATTGACAACAGCCGAAGCTATTCTAATGAATACGGAGATAACGACCTCAACAGAATATCTACCGATATAACCAATTATGGAAATGTTGCCCATAACTTTGAAAACAGTTTCAGATACGGAGATAAGAATTATGATGAAATAACAAGCTATAATTCTGCAGTAAACCTTAGCACGTCTGAAAACAGAATATTCAACAATGTGAATGATAGTGTTGTTGATTATGGCGATATGATACGAAATTACAGCGATGTTATCAATTATGGTGACGATATAAAGAGCAGCGATATATCAGATCGTACTTATATCTCAAAATCGTGGGATGGCACTTATTCAATCGATAACAGCAGAAATTATGAAGCAGTTTATAGCTGCGATGCAAGAGAAAGTATTGGAGATACAAATATACTCAGAAATACAAGTAATTATGAAAATGCTGCAGAAAACAACGTCGATAACCGAATGACATCCGATACATATATTACGGAAAACTTAATCAAAGATCAGTCAGGAGACGATTACAGCAGTAATATAAATCCGTATGGAGACAATATTGAACATCATAAAGATATGATAAATAATAATTCATTAGTGAAAAACTACAGCACGTTAAGTGACTACTCTCAGACATTCGAGAAGGGCATCATAAACGTGTTTATTCCAATGTGGGAAAGTATCACTAAGATGATTGAAAATTTGTTCAGAAGCAATTTCGGCGAAACCAAACATTATTACAGCACTTCCGAAAAATATTACGGTGAGTCCGAAAAGCTTGTTATTCCTGAGATCGTTATTGACTCTTCTGATATGACTATTTCGGAATCTGAAAGCAGGATAGTTGAGGAAACAGCAGAAGAAAATAATGCGGGAATAGTTTTTCCTGAGGAGAACGTCAGTGATATACAAAATAACGGCAAAGACAGAGGAACACGTCGTATTGTTATTGAGATTGCAGGAAGCGGAAGTATTGATATATCAAACGGCGCAGATCGTGAACAAGTACTTGAACTGTTGCAGGATAATCTTAAACCCGTGCTTATGAACATTATTTCAAATGAAATTTATGAGGAGGGAGAGCTGTCTTATGACTTCTGATTACCAGTTCTGGATTTCTGCAAATAGTGAAAAGGAAAAATTGCAGCTCCCTATTAATCCTGAAAAGATCACAATTAAGAGAGGTTCAAACAATGATAAATTCTCAATTGCAGGTCTCGGAGAAATCACAGTCATTCAGGATAGGAAAGCAATAGAATTTTCATTTTCGAGTTTCTTTCCTGCTTCCTATTTTCCCGGAGTAAAGGTTAAGAAAATTACACCTCCATTGACAATCATTAAAAAGATTGCAGGCTGGCAGGAAAGCAAAAAGCCTATTCATTTTGTTGTAACTCAATGCGCTATTGATATTTACTGCTCTATAGAATCTTTCAGTTATTCTGAAAGCGGAGGAGATATAGGAAGCTATGAATACAGCATTACTTTAAAAGAGTATAGGGAGATAACTGTACGGAAAATCAGCGTTGATACATCGACGCAGAAAGCAACAGTGAAAAACACACAGCAGCGTATTGATAATTCGCAGAAGCCAAAAACATATACAGTTGTCAGCGGTGACTGCTTATGGAATATCGCTAAGAAGTTTTATGGAAACGGCTCTCAATACGCTAAAATTTATGAGGTTAACAAAAAGACAATAGGCAGCAATCCAAATCTGATTTATCCCGGTCAGGTATTAACTATACCAAATTAGGAGGTGCTGTATGCAGTCAGGAATAAGTCTCTCGCTTTTCAAATCTCCCACAGAGGGAATTGACATAACTGATCTTGTATCGGAGATAAAGTGGAAAGGCAGAAAAGGAAGTGCCGCAAGAAGTATTACAGCAAAAATCATTGATGATGACGGATACAAACACGCTCGTTCCGGAATTGACGCAGAAAAAGGACATCAATGTATATTCTGCTATAATGGTGAAGAACTTTTCAGAGGAATGATTATGTCGGAAACGCAGAATGATAGGAAAATTATGAATTTCACTGCTTATGATATTGGAATTTACCTCTCGAATAACAAAGATACGTTTACTTACGAGGATAAAACAGCCGATGAGATATTCCGTGATGTATGTGCCCGTTTCGGGCTTCCTATAGGTACTGTTGACAAATGCGCATATAGAATCCCTGAACTTACCAAAAGCAAGACGACAGCATTCGATACAATTTCAGACGCTCTGAGCCTTGACTTTGAAAATACTGGGGTTAGACATTATGTATATGCAAGCAAAGGAAATCTCAATCTTATAACACGCCGTAAAAACATATTACAGTGGGTATTTGAGGCGGGTCAAAATATCATCAGTTACAGCTACAGCAGAAGCATTGAGAACATAAAAACAAGAATAAAAATGCTGTCTGACGAGGGAACTGTTGTTGCGGAATCCAGAAACAGCGCACTTGAAAAGCTGATAGGTATTTTTCAAGACATAGACAAGCCGGATGAAACGTTGAATGATGGACAGATAAAAGAGCTTGCAGACAGTACGCTTGAAGAAAAAAGCACTCCGAAAAGGACTTTGACTATTGAGACTATCGGAAAATCCGATGTAATTTCGGGCATAGGAGTATTTATAATCATTCCTCATCTGGAATTGTCAAGAACATTTTATGTGGATGAAGATACGCACACATTTTCCGGAAGCAGCCACAAGATGAATATAAAGCTTAACTATGCAGGAGATATCGGAAAGAATGATAATAGTTCGGTCGCTTCAGCATCTTCCAATAAAAAAATTGGAGATATTGTTCAGTTTAACGGAGGTTTTCACTATATAAGCAGTTCTGCGGTAAATCCAAGCGGAACAAAATGCAGTGCAGGATCTGCAAAAATCACATCAATAGCAAAAGGTGCAAAACATCCTTATCACCTTATCCACACCGACGGACAAACACGTGTTTACGGCTGGGTAGATGAGGGAACTTTCAGTTAGGAGAGAAATAAATGAATGGAGAACCTAAAGAAACAAGCTTTAAGGCGATGTTTCAAAGTATGATACCAAATGCAGCCGATCTGTTACAAGGAACGGTCACAAGCATAAAACCTTTGAAAATCCAAATTGCCAATGACAGCAAACTGATAATCAGTAAATTGTCAGCTGTTATTCCGAGGCATTTGACAGATTACAAGGTGACAGCGGAAATTTCAGATTCGTTCAGCAAGAATAACACAATTATAACGGTGCACAATGCGTTGAAAGTCGGAGAAAAGGTGCATCTGATAGCTTTGCAGAACGGAAAAAAGTATTTCGTTCTTGATAGGGTATAAGATGTCGGAGGTATATATACCGCTTCCTATAGCGGAAGTAGAGGAAACGCAGGAAGCGCCGTCCAAAACGTACAGCCTCGACCTTGATAACGGAAGAATAACAGGAATGATTGACGGTATAGATGCTGTCAATCAGGCGATCAGGAAAGCGATTATTACTCCACGATTCAAGTGCCTTATCTATGACAATCAATATGGCAGTGAGATTGAAGATGCAATCATAGCCAATGATGCTACTCAGGAATACATAGAAACGGTAATTGAGGGCTTTGTAACTGACTGTTTAAAGCCTGATACAAGAATAATAAGCATATATGATTTCTCCGTTGAAATCAAAAACGATTCAGTCTTCATTTCGTTTAAAGCTGATACTATTTTCGGTGAAACCGTTATCGAGGAGGTAATTGCAAATGTTTGACGAATACAGCTATGAACTACTGTTGCAGGATGTTCTGGACAACGCTCCTGCCGGAATTGATACAAGACAAGGCAGTATCTTTTATGATGCTGTATCAGGCGTACTAATTAAGATAGCCAAGCTTTATACAGATTTAGACCTAATATTTGCTTTGACGCAGATAGATACAGCTATAGGTGATTATCTTGATATTAAAGCCTCAGAATACGGCATAGTAAGACATTCAGCCTCAAGCGCTTTGTACAATGTCAAATTTGACGGAATAATTCCTAATAACGGAGAACGTTTCTTTACTGACGGAATGTATTTTGTACTTAAAGAAACCGATGATGGTATACCGTGTTTAGAGGCGGAAATCCCCGGAATTGACGGAAACGATATTTTGAGCGGAACTGCGGCAGTACCGGTGAACAACATACAAGGGCTTATTTCTGCAGCCTTCGGAGAGATTATAGAATACGGAACTGAAGAAGAAAACGACAATAATCTCAGACTACGCTTGCGAGAGAAAATATCCTCCCCTACGGAAAATGGAAATAAACAGCATTACAAAACATGGTGTGAAAACTTCGAGGGTGTAGGTCGTGCAAGAATAACGCCGCTTTGGAATGGTCCGAATACCGTCAAAGCAGTTCTTATAAGTCCTCTTGGAATCCCTTGCAGCGAAACAGTAGTTGAAAGGGTGCAGGAATATATTGACCCAACAACAAAAGGCTACACTGCCGTCGTGAACGGTAAAACTTATATAGTCGGAGACGGTCTTGGAGAAGGCGCTGCGAATCTCGGAGCGCATTTTACAGCAGTATCAGCAGATGAAACAGTCGTCAATATAGAATTTGACGCTGAACTTGCAGCAGGAGTAACTACCGATAATGCCGCCGAAGAAGCTGCGGAAGTTCTTGAAGAATATATGCGAAAACTTGTGTTGGAAACGACAAATGCAAGCGATATTGTGATAAGACTTTCTTCTGTCGGAGCATTGATTTCTGGACTTGCTTCTGTTTTAGATTATTCTAATCTGAAAATCAATGGCAATACGGAGAATATCGTTCCGGGAGAGGACAACGTTCCTATCGTCGGCGAGGTGACTGTAAATGTTTTATAACAAGTATTTCAAAAGCAATTACGATGAACTAATAACGTACTGCCCGAAATACTACAGAGACGTCCTTGAGATGAGGACTATCCTTGAAACAGAGGGAAAACTTGCAGACAATATTGAGGATAATATTGAGCGTGTTTTCAACAACTGTTTCATTGATACAGCAGACGAAATGACTATCAGCAAGCTTGAAAAATTCTTATGCCTCGGACTATACAAACAGCGTTCTTTAGAAGAACGCCGCAGACTGGTAAAATCATTTTTTGTAGGCAACGGAAAAGTATCAGCCTCTATGATTGGTCAAATGATTTCGGCATATACAGGAGCGGCAGTCACTTGTACATTTGAACCGTTTGATGAAGCAGGAAACAATAAGCTGTTCATAGATTTTGATCGTGGGAATGAAAGCGCTTTATATATGAGTGACATTCTTTCTCTTTTGGAAAAGAAAATACCCGCACACATTGAATATAGGATTGCTGTTGTTTACAGTTTTCCTATAGGCGCAGGAAAAGTCAGAAAAAATTACAAGTTCGATTATGAGGTGTGCGGAATGAAGCCTGAAACGGCGTTGCTGGCAGAAAAGCACATTCTTTCAACGGAAACTGTACAAACTCATACCAACAACTTAAAGACTTACAGAGCCTCAGCAAACGAATATAACGAGGCAGGAAAAATACCAGATACAGCGATTCTTGCAAACATAAAATCAGTTGACACAGCCGCAGGCGGTATGGTCGCTTCTGTTGACGTTGATTATATCCCATGCGGCACGACATTTACAAAAAGTTAGGAGGACAATATGGCGTTTTGGACTGATAAATTTCTGAATAAGATGCGTCAGGAATGGCTTAGAAGAATTTTCAAGATACAGTATCAGGCAAATAACGGCATATGGTATGATGCAGTTATTACAAAAAAGAAAGTAACAGACAACAAGGTGCAGATAACAACCACGACTACAGACAGCACAGCTATGACAATCAAGGCAGTAAGGCTGCTTGATACAAGCGGAGAAGTTGCCGGACAGCTCAGTGAAAACATTACAAAGCTTGCTTCTCAGGGTGTAATTACTCTTTGGGAATTTCCGATCTATGAAGTAACAAAATGAGAAAGGAGATGAGAAGATGTATAAAATTCTTACTTGGTTAGATCACGCTGTAACACCCGGTAACACATACAAAGTTAAGGAAAACAGCAACGGTACAATTACGCTTACACCTACTGGAGAGGTTATTCAACAAGGTACAAACATGAGTGCGGTCAACTTCAATAACCTTGAGACGGGTGTGCTTGCGGCAAATTTAACGGCTCTTGAGGCAATAAGAAATATCAAGCGTTTGCTCGATAAGGAAACAGCGCTGGAGGGAGTGATACTTAATGCTGCGCTCACTAATACACAGAAATATCCGTTTAATAACAGCACAAAGACGATAGCGCTCAGCGGAGCTAATGTCAGGTATAACAAGAACTACACTGTTACGGTCGAAGTTGAAAGCTATACTGGAGGCTGTGTTGGAGATGTTGTTATATCAGACAAGCTACTTAACGGTTTCAAAGTTGCTTATACAGGCAGCGCACAATCGGTTAATCTTAAAATTTACATACAAGGAGGGGCATAATGGCTAACATAATCATCAAGTCGGAAGAGCGCCGCAAAGACGAAGATCGTGTCAGAAAGTCTTTTGGAGCAGGAAATGATACTGCCTCAAAAGAAGCGGTTGAGTGTATCACAGCTCGAAGCAGAGAAGCATATACAGAGCTGAGAAGAATGGAGGAGAAGAAAAGGTGAAAGAGGTAATTATGACATCGGGTACTCACATCGAGTACGAAACAAGCCAAAAGTCTATTACATTCGGTGATGAGGATTTGACTATCAACCTCAAAAACAGAGAAATGGACGAAAAAGTAACTATCGATATATGCAGTGATAAGCAGGGATTCCTTGTTGTCGGAGCTGAAACAGGCAGCAGATATGTTGCTCAGATTGAAATTCCACCAAGGGAATATATTGAGAAAACAATTAAGACTAACAATGGAGAAGTTACAACACAGAACGTTGCCGTACCTTTTGATATTGACAAATGTAAAATTTATCTATTTGGAAAGGAGGATTTCTCATGAGTAATTTCGATGATATGAAACTAGCTGTTGAAGCTCTTTCGGGAGGAAAGAACACAGTAATTCTCGACGACCTCGGAATGCCCTCTATCATGGTAATTGTACCTCAGTGGAAGAGCAGCGAGATCATTACAGGAGCAACAGAGACGATTCACCCGGCGTTTGTAATCGACGGCAAAAACAAGAACGTAGTAGCGATTTCCAAGTATCAGAATATCATCGTATCAAATAGAGCTTACTCTCTGCCTATGCAAGACCCTAAAGCATACGTCACGGCAGATTCGGCAAGAGCAGCGTGTAGAGCAAAAGGCGACTACTGGACGCTGACACCTTTCGCTCTTTGGTCGGCTATCGCCCTTTGGTGCAAGAAAAACGGCACAATGCCACACGGAAACAACAATTACGGAAAAGACGTTACATATCCTCATGAAAAAGGAGTTGCTTCTATGGCTCTTGACACTTCGGACAGAACGCAGAGAACAGCAGCAGGCAGCGGACCGGCTGCATGGTATCACGACTTCACTTCGGCAGGAATATCAGACCTCAACGGCAATGTTTCTGAGTGGTGTGACGGCATGAGGCTTAATAACGGCGAAATCCAGATCATCCCTTATGCGAACTGCGCTCTTCCGAGCTCAGACAACAGTGCTGCAAGCACCGAATGGAAAGCTATTAAGTCAGACGGATCACTCGTAGAACCGGGTACAATTGATACGCTCAAGTACGATTGGGTTAACAGCAAGATCACACTCGCAACGACAATCACGACACCAGCAAACGATATTCATACCACTGCTTTCCAGAATCTCGCTGCGGCGACGGAACTTACCGTACCGCAAATTATTAAGGAACTTGCGCTCTTCCCTGCTGATGATGACGGCTACAAGAGTAATAATTTCTACATAAACAATACGGATGAGTGTTTTCCGAATCGTGGCGGCAGCTGGAGCAACAGCTCGAATGCAGGCGTGTTCTGCACGGTTCTAGCCTACCCTCGCTCGACTTCAGGCAACAACATCGGTTTTCGCTCTGCTTACTATGGCGAACTGTAAACTTGGAGGATTTGGAACATGAAAAATAAGATGGCAAAATTAATTGATGTCAAGAGCATTGTAACATTGGTCATGACGGCTGTTTTTGCCCTATTATCGGCAAAAGGAACCCTTTCATCCGATCAGTTCCTGACAGTTTTCACAACCGTTATAGCGTTCTATTTCGGAACGCAGCATGCCAAAAGATCGAAGGAGGAATAATTTATGACAAAAAATGGAATCGATGTTTCAGAATGGCAGGGAAATATAAACTGGAAAAACGTTCAAACCGATTTCTGCATCATACGAGCCGGCTATGGCAGGGAGATTTCCCAGAAGGACAAGCAGTTCGACAACAACTACAAAGGCTGCAA